TGTCAACGGTCTGTTGTTTGACGCCGCCACCGCATCCCAGCGCAACACTTGGATCACGGACAACGCCGACCGCATTCAGATCGGCCACTCGAATACGGCGAACCTATCGGCGGGCAACTTCGCCGCGTCGATGACCGCCATCACGACGGTTACGGACAATATCTCCGGCGCCATTCTGATGACGATGAAGCGTCGCGCCAAGAAAGCCAACCCGCGCATCCGGCCGTTCCGCCTCAAGGAAAACGGAACGGAGTGGTTCGTGCTGTTCGTCGGTCAGGAGCAGTTTCGCGACCTCGCCAACGACACGGACATCAAGACGGCGAACCAAAACTCCCGCGCGCGTGAGCAGCAGGGGTATATGCAGAACCCAATCTTCGTCGATGGCGACTTGCTTTACAACGGCATCATCATCCGCGAAATCCCGGAACTGTCGCTTCGTCTTCCGGTGTTCTATCAGACCGCTGGAGCCAGCGGCACCACCCAGGTCGCTCCGGCGTTTCTGTGCGGCCAGCAGGCGCAGGCTTGGTGCTGGGGCAAAATGCCGAGCCCGACGTTCCGAAAGGAAGACGACTATCAATTCCTGCGCGGCGCTGGCCTCAAGATGGCATACGGAATCGGCAAGCTCGCGAAGTTGACGCCCGCCAACAACTTCAAGGAATGGGGCGTCTTCACGGGTTTCTTCCCGGCCATCGCCGACGCCTGATGAATGACGGCGGCGCATGAGCGCGCCGCCTCTTCCGCCAACTCAAACTCACGAGAAAAACCATGCTCACGAAACTGAAAAACCTTTGGGCGGTGATGGTCTTTGTTGCGCTGCTGATCGCGGCAATGCTGGCCGTTCCCGCCATCGCCTACACCATCGATCCGCAGGTCTACGCCGGGACAAAAGTCATCCCGATGCGGACTTGTTCGACTACGCAAAACGTCTGCTACACCCGCGTGACGCTCAACTGGAATGACGCGAATATCAAAAACGGTATTTGGTTCGCGTCGATCCCGGCGAGCGCCTATATCCTGCAGATCGACGCGGACACAACCGTTGCATGGAACGCGACGACGACCAATGTCCTCACCCTTGGCGTAACGCAAACGAGCGCCAACGAACTCATGGCGGACTGCGGCACGGCGACGGCGTGTCTCAGCAACGCAACCACGACAATCGCGACCGGCGTCGTTCACTTGACAACGGCGGCGGGCCTCGGCATCGCGGTGACTGCGAACACGTCGCTCCAAAAAGCCTACAGTTCGACGGGAACAAGCGTCGTGCCCGCATATCTCGCTCTCTACGCGAAATATACGCAGACCGGCACGGCGGCCACGACTGGCTCAACGACCTTCGTTATCACGTGGGCGAAGAACGACGATAATTGATCGAGCGGGGCTACGGCCCCGTCTTTCTCTTTGTGAAGGAATCAAGATGGCCGTCGAACAATTCAACAGACCGCAGCCGCAAAAGACCGCCGCGCCGCCGTCGAAGGAACCCGGCGAATTCATCACCTACGTCCCTCGCTTCGGCGACCCGGAAACAACGAAGTGGCGCGGGGTCGAGTTTAAGGCGAATGTTCCGGTTCGCATCACCGATGAAAGCCACATCGAGGCCGCTCGCGCGAACAGCTTCTATCGCGTCGGAAACGAGATTCGCAAAGACGTTCCAAACGGACCGCCCGCCGATGCGATGGAATATCGCGGCCACGTCATGGGCTGGATTGGGAGAGTTACCACCATCGAGCAGCTCGTGACGCATTGGGCCGCCGACCGCGATCTCCGCACGAAACTGGAAGTAGGCTATGACGATATCCAATATCTCGGGACGCTGATCGAGCCGAAGCTCCGCATGATGCGGCAAGCGGAGGGCCTGAGCCAAGCGCAAATCGCCGATATTTGGATTAAGCATGGCGTGCTCGATCTTCCGTGGAGAGCATGATGCTCAAATACGCGATTGAGCATGAGGCGTGGAATGTTTACCATCTCGAAGATGGTTCGACGTTGCGCCTGCGGATCGTCATGACTGGCGTTTGCGCCGACGGGGTTGATGACGCTGGCCGGCCGAAATACAAAATCGACCACGCCACTTTGACGGTTGTGGAGCCTGCCATGACGAATGTTGAAGGCGAGAAATCCTAATGGCTTCCCCGCCGGTCTCAAAGCCATTTTACACGGCGGATGATCTTGTCCTCGAAGCTCTCGCCAACCTCGGCGTGTTCGCTGCGGGCCAGACCGTTTCGCCGGAGGATTACAACTACGTCAATGATCGCATCGACGCGATCTTTCGCAAGCTGGCGGCGCTGGAAATCTGCTATGTGCCAGACTTCGAGAACATCCCCGGCGAGTGGCTGATCGACCTCGCGGCCATCGTCGCCGGCGAGTGCGCGGTAAAGTTCGGCGCGAGCGCGGATTACATCGGCGTGCTCATTCAGTCCGGCTTGGGAACTCCGCCGGGGTCTGGAACGGCGGCCATAAGCCTCAAGATCATGCTGCGCGGGCGGCCGACTGGCGAGCCGCAGCGGACTTACTCATTCTGATGGGCGTCCAACAACCTACGCCAATTCCCTGGCCTTTGAGTTCATTTCCCGGCACGAGCGGCCAGGAATCCGAGGGGAGGCTGATCAATGTCTACGTGGAGCCGCTCGGCGAGCTTGAGCAAAAGAAATTCAAGTGGGTTCGCTCCACCGGGCTCTCGCTTTTCGCCGCGACGGCGAACAGCGGCTACCGGGGCGGGCTGATCGTCGATCTTCTGTCCTATGAGTGCTGGGCGGCCAACGCCTCGACGGTTGACGCCGGCGGGAACGTCGTTGACATCGGGGCTTTCCCCGGCACGCAAAAGGTATCGATTGCGAGGAACAACGCGGGGCCGACGCCGGATGTCGTGGCGGTCGATCCGGGAACGGGGGCCTATGTCATCGGCAGCGCGCCCGTCCTCCCGGCGAGCGCGACCGCGACGATTGGCGGCGCGACGTTCAATGCCGCCGATGTGATCACGATCGACATTCTCAACCCGGCGCTTTCCCCGCCGTTTCCGGTTTCGATAAGCTATACGGTTGTCGGAGGGGATACAGCAGCGACGGTCGCGGCGGCGCTCAATGCGCTCATAAACGCCAACGCAACGCTGATCGCGGCGAACGTCACTTCCACGGTCCTTGGCGCGGTCCTGACGATCCATCATCAAGGAACGATCGGAAATCAGACATATCTCGTTGGCGCGGTGACGACCGGGAGCGAGACGATCACATTCGCGCCGACCTCCGGCGACCTGTCGGGCGGGCAAGGAACATTCGGGGCTTTCTCTGGCATCCCAACGGCATATACCGGCCAAGGCGCGATGTCGGGCGTGGCCAATTCGGTCTGCTTCCAAGACGGATATTTGTTTTTCACCTTCCCCGGTGGTCTGGTCTTCGCGACGGAGATCAACAGCTTGCTGATGAACGGGCTTACCTACATCACCGTGCAAGCCAAGTCCGACGTGACGCTGTTGCGCGGCATCGCCTTCTCCGGCTTGCTCATGCTGTTTACGACCGGTTCATGCGAGGTTTGGCAGGACGCGGCCCTAGCGGCCCCGAATTTCCCATATTCCCGCCTCGTCGTTCTGGAGACGGGCCTTATTCAGTCGGCGGCGATCGCGGGGTTCGAAACGGGCTTCGCCGAGCTTTTGTGGGTAGCGCAAGATTTCGGCGTGCATTGGATGACAGCCGGCGCGCTGACGCAAATCAAGGCTTCTCCGCCTGATCTGGACTTGCTCATCGAGGCGCAGGTTCGCTTGGGAAATACGCTTGAGGCCGGCGCATACATCATCGGCGGCAAGAAGTTCTGGGCGTTGTCCTCGCCCGCTTGGACCTGGGAGTTTAACCTTTCAACCCGCAAATGGACCGAGCGGTGGTCACTGACCCCCGCAGGCGTCTATGGCCGCTGGCGAGCGACGGGCGGGCATCCTGCGTTTGGCAAATGGCTGATGGGAGACGAGCAAAGCGGAAACATGCTGTTCGCCGACGACACCAACAGGACGGAAGCCGGGACGCCAATCCTCTACCGGATCGAATCCGGGCCAGTTAAGAAGTTCCCGGCGCAGCAGCGCGTCGCGCGCGCGGACTTCGATTTCGTGGTCGGCGTCGGCCAGGCCGTTGGATCGGTTACGACGAATGTAAAGGGCTCGGTTGCGGGAACTGGCGGCGTCGTGCGGCTCACCGTGGCGACGACCGCCAACATGAGCACAAACGACGAGGCGATTGTCTCCGGCGTCACCGGCACGACCGAGGCGAACGGAACGTGGCCAATCACGGTCATCGACGGGACGCATATCGAATTGCAGGGCAGCGTCTATGCGAACGCCTATGTCGCCGCCGGCGTCGTTATCGATCTGACTTCCCCTCCCAACGCTCAAAATCCACAAGTGGCGATTTCGATGAGCAAGGATGGCGGGCAGAATTGGGGGAATCCCTTAATTCGGCCGCTAGGTGCGCAGGCGAATGTTCTCAGGTCGCGGGTGTCGGTCATGAACATGGGCCTCTCGGGAACGATGGGGTGCCGCTGGCGTTTGGATGTCACCGACATGGTTTATGCTAGCTTCCTCGGCGCGACGCAATCGAGCGATATTCGGATGGTAGGGAGCTGATCCGTGGCGCAAAACAAGCTCGCGAACCTCCCGCCGATTTCAAATCAGTGGGTGGACAGTCGCGGCGTTCCGACTCTGGCCTTCGCGCAATTCATGTCGGCGCTGGCGGCGAACACTCTTGGCCCGCTTCCCAGCGCGGCGAATGACGCGGCGGCGGCGGCGGCGGGCGTTCCCATTAACGGCCTCTATCAAGCGTCCGGCGTCGTCCGCATAAGGATAAGCTGATGTCGTTTTTAAGCAACCTCTTCGGCGGCGCGAACCAAGCGTCGCAAGAGCAAACGATGGCGATGCTGGCGGGGCTCCAGGCCTCGGGCCAGAACGCGACTACGGCCAACACTGATCTAACAAAAGCGGCGGCGTCGGCGACCGCGCCCTATGCCGCGCTCCAGCCGACAATGGCCGCCGGCACCGGCGCGCTTGGCAACGTGCTCGGCCTCAATGGCCCCGCCGGTTCGCAATCCGCGCTCGCGCAGCTCCAGACCACACCGGGGTATCAGTTTTCGCTCGGAGCGGGAAACAACGCGATCAACGCGGCCGGCGCGGCGAACGGGACGCTCGGCTCAGGCAATCAGCAAACGGCGCTGGCGAACTATGACCAAGGCCTCGCCCAGAACACTTACAGCAACTACGTCACCCAGCTCCAGCCTTATTTGACCGGCGCTGAAAACGTCGCGGGCGGCATCTCTGGAGTCGCGCAAAATCTCGGCAATCAGCAGGCAGGCGTCGAGAACCAACTCACACAAAACCAACTCGGCCTGCTTGGCGGCATCGGCAACGCGCAGGCGTCGGCGAGCTTGGCGAACCAAGCACAATCGCAAAATTGGCTCACGGGCGGCGGCAAGGCCATCGGCGGCCTTCTATCCTCGCCGACGAGCGGAACCGTTGGATCGAGCCTAATGAGCGGCATCGGGTCGATCTTCAGCGACGAGCGCCTGAAAGAAGACATCCAGACCGTCGGCGAGCTGTTCGACGGAACGAACATCTACCGCTATCGCTACAAGGGCGATCCAGTGACCCGCATTGGCGTCATGGCGCAGGAAGTCCAAGAAACCAATCCAGACGCCGTGACCGACATTGGCGGGTTCCTCGCAGTTGATTATGGCAAGGCAACGAATTTCGCTTCCGAACTCGGCGGCTTGCTGGAGGCGGCTTAGGTAGGATTGGCTTGGTTACTTTCGGCTATCACAATACCCGCCTGCACTGATGCTTCATCAAATGTTGGCTCTGGTTTTTCGTCCCATTTAGATAAGTCAACACCGAACTTTTCCAGTTCTCGCCGCACTTGAAATAAGGCTTTATCGCCAATTCCTGGGCACATAGCGAGGCGTCTTGGTCCGAGAGCGATAATGTCTTGAACTGTAACAACATTATTTGCGTCTAAATGTCTCCTAACTCTAGTTGAAAAATCTAGAGCGTTTATAGGAACACACAGTTTAGCGGTGTGTCTGAAATATATTTCTTGCTTAATAGAGTCTGCGCATTGTCTTAGCTCTTCGTTGCTCATGTTGCCGATAACGTCCTTGTCGCGGAATGATTCGATGAATAGGCGAGCAAGTATGTCTCTCATGTCACGTTCCCTTCGTGTTCCCTGTGAAAGCAAGGGAAACGAGTGGGTCTCTCGCTTGTCGGCTGGCCAGCCTATCCCTTGCGGAAGGAAGATACGAAAAATGATGCGGAACCGCAAGAACCATAGACAAGGGGCGGCTTGATGGCGGGTTCTTATGTCAACGCGCCGACCTACCCGACGCCGAATTGGGACAACTTCGGTCAGCAGCTCGGGAACATCCCGGCGGATATGCAAAAGCAGCAGTTTCTCGCGCTTGCCCAACAGCAAGAGCAGATGCAGCTTGATCAGCAAAGGAAATTGCAAGAGGCGTTTGCCGGCGGCCTACCGATGGAGAACGGTCAGCCAAACTGGGCGCAGGCTTTGCAGAAGTATGCCCAAGCAGGTGATACCGCATCGGTGGCCAAACTTGCGCCGCTCGCAATGGAACAGCGGCAGATTGACCAAGCGGCAGCGCCAAGCCCGCTATTTGGCGGAGCGGGTGGTCCGGGAGGACAGCCGGCGGCAAGTGGCGACGAACTAAGCAAGCTCGAAGCCGGTGTCGCCAAGGTTGAAACGGGCGGGCAGAAAGACCCATATTCCGCGAAGGGGCCGGTGACGAAATCCGGCGACCGCGCCTATGGAAAATATCAGGTCATGGGCGCAAATATCCCGCTGTGGACGGAGAAGGTGCTCGGCCGAAAGATGACGCCGAGCGAATTTCTCAATGACCCTGATGCACAGGAAAAGGTCGCCCGCACCATACTCGGGGGATATCTTGCAAAAACTGGAGATGCTCCGGACGCGGCATCGATGTGGTTTACCGGCAAGCCGCTCGCGGAAGGGGCCAATCGTCGCGACGTAAACAATATGAGCGGCGCGCGATATGCGGAGCTGGCGACAGGAGTAAAGAGCGACGCCACGCCACGGGCGCCACCCAGTGCCGCTATGGGGGGCGTAGGTGGTTCTGGCGATCGAAGCGGAACGCCGGCGGCGGGCGTCGGCGTGCGTGGCGGCGCTCCGGGTTCTATCGCGGCGATGGTGGCCAGTCTGGAGCCAGACCCGAACAAGGCCCCCGCCATAGCCGGAAGGTTCGCGAAGTCGCTCGGCGTCGATCAAAACGCGAACTTAACGCCAGAACAGGCGCAGCGCGCGCAGGAACGCATCGGCAACTGGGCCAAGCAAACGGGTCGACAACCGGTGCAGCAACCGGGACCGGTTGGCGCTGGCGCGGCAGGCGGGGCTGGTCCCGCCAGCGCGCCACTTCAAGATATTGTCCCGCAAATTCCTTTACCGCCGGGATTTAAGCGCGGGCAAGAGCAACAGGCTATTCTCGCGATTGACCAAGAGATGGCGCGTCTATCCGCCAATCCAGCGGCGCAGGGACAGGTGAAGGCGCTTGCCGACTGGCGCGACCGCATCGCATCGTCAGCCGACCCGATGAAACTTACACCTGGGCAAATGATTGCAAGCCCCACGAGTGGGAAGACCTTTCAAGCCCCATACCCAGAGGGCGGAAACCTATCACCGCAGGCGTTGGATAGCGCGGCGGAAGCGTGGCTCAAGAACGGAAAGATGCCGCCAAATCTTGGCCGTGGGCAGCAGGGCGCGCAGAATATCGCCGCGATTACAAATCGTGGGTGGGAAATCGCGGCCGAGAAGGGTCTTAGCCCATCGGATGTTCTTGAGAGACAGCAATCTTTCGGCGCAATGGCGGCAGGAAAGCGACTATTGTCAAACCGCGTCGTCGGGTTGGAGCTTGTCGGAAACGAGGCCCAGAAGCTCATTCCAGTCTTAGAAAAGACCATCGACCAGCTAGGCAATGGGCAATATTCCGACATCAACGCGGCCATTAACAATCTCAAGAAGCGGTCGGGAAACGAAGACCTTATTCGTCTTGGCGTCTCCGCCGAATCACTAAAGAGCGTTTACGCCCGCGTTCTCAAGGCTGGCGGAACGCCGACCGAGGGCGCGGCGAAGAAAGCAGATGATTTGTTCAGCGGCGCGTGGAGCAAAGGACAAATGCGAACGGCTCTTGATCAAATGAAGATCGAGCTGAAAAACGCTAAGGATTCAGTCCACGAAACGATGAAGGAGTTCAAGCTAACGACGGGAGACTTTGAAGACGAATTGAAGACAGCGAAGGCGGAAACAGGCGATCAAGGCGCGCAAGGCGGCGGCGCACCTATCGCGCCGGGGACCAAGTTAGACGGCGGATTTGTCTATAAAGGCCCAAGATGACCGAGTTTGTTTTCACTGGCCCAGATGGAAGAGATCACGTCGTCGAAGGCCCAGAAGGATCGACGCCGCAACAGGCCTTCGCGGCGTTTCAAAAGGGGTGGGGTGGGCAAGGTGGCGGAAAGCCGGCACAGGAGACTGGAACCACATTCGCCGATTCAGCCGATGCCTTCGTTCGCGGCGCGGCGAACGCCCTTACATTTGGCTTCGCTGATCGTTTGGCTGCGGGCGCGGGCGCTGCTACGGGCATTGGTGGCAAGTCAGGGGACTACGAGGGCAATCTCGCCGCCCAGCGCGCTCTGGATAAAGCGAACCTCGAAGAGCATCCTTGGGAATCTGGCGCTGGCGAGGTGGCGGGAGGCCTAATGCTCCCGATGGGTGCGGCGGCGCGGTCTCCGACCATCGCCGGAAGAATGGCGGCGGGCGCGGGCGTCGGCGGCGTGCAAGGCGGCCTGATGGGCGTCGGATCAAGCCCCGACCTAACGAACACTCCAGAAGTCGCTAAGAACGCTGGTTTAGGCTTCGGAACGGGCGTGGTTCTAGGCGGGGCGGCCCCGCCCGTCATGGAGGGACTTTCGCTCGGTGCTCAGGCGCTCGCCCGCAAAAGCGGCATCCCGCAAGCTGTCGCAGGGCTTCGCGACCCCAAAGCGGTGGCGGAGAAGATGTATGGGGAGTCCGTCGCGCGTGATCGGGCTGTTGGGGGCGCTCCACTGTCGCAAAACGCCTTCGAGGAAGCGGTCCGTCGCGGCCAGCCAATGGTCGCAGGCGATCTCGGCGGAACCGGGACACAGAATCTTGCGCGGGCGGCGGCCAACGCATCGCCAGAAGCCGAGATAGCCCTTAAAAAGACGCTTAACGAACGTTATGAGGCGCAGTCCAATCGCGTTGCCAATCTCGTTCAGGACTTGGGCGGCGGAAACTCGGTCGAGACGCTCGATAAGCTGAAACAAGCGGCGTCCAGAGCGAACCGCCCGCTTTATAAAAAGGCGTATGAGGCTGGAGCGAATGGAATATGGGACGATAGCCTTGCGCAATTGTCTCAAGCTCCAGTTGTTCAGGACGCCATCAGAAAAACGATGGTATCGGCAAAAAATGACGCCGCCAAGATGGGATTTGCTCCGCCGAAAAATCCCTTCACGACCGCTCCAGACGGACGGGTTATCCTAAAGGAAGGCGAAGGACGAGAAATCCCAAATTTGCAGTTTTGGGATTACGTGAAGCGAAATCTTGACAAAGCCGGGAAGTCCGGCAATGCCGACGCTAGGGATTGGGCGCGGGTGCTGCGCGAACATCTCGATGACGTTCACCCTGAATATGGCGAGGCAAGGGGCATGGCCGCACGCGCGTTTGGCGCGGAGGATGCGCTGGAAGCTGGCGCTAAATTTCTGACCGCAACCGGCAAAAATAACGAATACGCCAAGACCATCGCGAAGATGAGCGACCCGGAGCGCAAGCTGTTCGCGCACGGGTTCATGTCGGAACTTGAAACAAAGGTGCGGGAAATTCCAGACCGGCAGGATGTGGTTAAAAAAATCTTCAACTCGGAAGAGGCAAGACGGCGCGTCGAAATGGCCGTTGGAGAAAAAAAAGCCGGAGAGCTGGAGAAATATCTCTACGGCGAAGGGATAATGCAACGCCTCAATGAAGCGGTAGCCGGCAACTCAACGACGGCGAAACAACTCCAATATCTCAAAGAAATGGGCCAAGGCAGTCTGATCGGCGGGGCGACCTATCTAGGCTCAGGCGGCGATATGAAGGACGCGAGCCTTGGGGCGGTCGCGGGCGCGCTCGCCAAGCGCGGGAGCCATGCAGTCAACGCCCGCGTCATGCAGCATGTTGGCGAACTTCTGGCGTCAAGCGATCCAGCGAAGATAGATCGCGCGATCAGTATGGCGGCCCGATCCAAGGGAATCCAAGCGTATCTGCGCCCGTTCGCCTCGAACGTCGCGGCGGGAGCCATCGCAGCCGATGCGCAGCGGCGAAAGGCGGATCAGCCGCCGCCCGTTCCGACGCAGCGTCCAGTCCTCACCGTCACTCGCCGCGCCGGCGAAGAAAACGCGAGACAATAACCGATGGCAGGCTCCCTCAACCTCGCGCTCGCGCAGCAGCTTGACATCAACGGCAATCCGCTCGCGGGCGCATTGCTCTATTTCTTCCAAGTCGGCACGGTCGCGACGTTTCAGAACTCATACCAGGATTTCGGTCTCACGATCGTCAATCCAAACCCGCTCGTCGCCGATGAATATGGCCGAATTCCAATGTTCTATCTCGCGGATGGGCAGGTTCATGTTCGCCTGACCGACGCTAACGGAACCGTCATCTTCGATTATCCGTCGATGCAAGTCATCGGACCGTCATCGGGCAGCGGTGGCGGAGGCGGTGGCGTCGATCCGTCAACGATAGCCGCCACGGGCGACATCAAATTCAGAGCGACATCGGAAGTCCTGATTGGCTGGGTCAAGCTCAACGCGCAAACGATCGGCGCGGCGACATCCGGCGCGACGCAGCGCGCCAACGCCGACACGCAAAACCTGTTCGTCTATCTGTGGAACAACTTCCCCAATTCGAAAGCGCCTGTGAGCGGTGGTCGTGGCGCGTCCGCCGGGGCTGATTTCAGCGTGAACAAGACCATCGGACTGCCAGATTGGCGCGATAAATGCCCGGTCGGCCTCGATGACATGGGCAATACGCCGGCCGGCGGCATACTCGCGGCGAACGTCACGTCAGGCGGCGGCGATGGCCCGACGACGCCCGGCGCGAGCGGTGGCGAGGCAAACCATACCCTCGTCGTCGCCGAGGCGCCCGCTGGGCAGATAACGCTCAATGATCCTGAGCACCAGCACCAAATGCCCGCATCAGCGCCTGGTTCCGGGACGACCGCGATCGTTTATGCCAATGAAGGAGCATCTAGTCCTTCTGGCGTCTATACGGAACCCGCCAGCACGGGAATCACGTTGACCGACCACGCTGGTGGCCTCGCGCACAACAATATGATGCCGTTTATCCTCGGAACATTTTACATTCACCTGTGAGGTTCCGATGTATGAATACCCTGTTTTATTCCCATCTACCAGCAATCGCGAATCGTGGCCACAGACCGTTCAAATAAACGATGACCAAACCGGCGACCTCATCTCCCTAACGGACTCGAACAACAACCCGCTTTATCAGATTTACCTCGAAATTTCCCCGCCTCGGCATCATGGCGGCGGAGGGAATAGCTACGGACAACCATATTCATCTTCTTACTATGGATGCGAAGGCGAACCGATCATTTTCGCTTCCTTAGCCGATTACATTTCGATCATCGGCGTCGGGACAATTCAAATTCAAATTCCCTACACCGTCATGCAGAAAATGCACGGCGGCAGGACTTACAACGTCTATCTTCGCCTCGAAGACGCGGCCAACGACGACGCGCGCCAGCTTCTCATCGGGAAACTCCCAATCGCCTTTGGAGGGCGCGGAATATGACGCTCCCTGCCAATATTCGAGTAAATGTCCGTGTTCCGTTCCCGACGCGGGTTGGCGGCGCGGCTTTTATCAGCGTCAATAAGGCGAATGGCATTTGGACGATCGCGCCGAACTATCGACTTCTCGCGCCCGATGTGGCGATCACGCCAACTCAAGTCGTGGCCGTGCAAGACCTTTTGACGGGCGTCTTTTCGTATGCGTATGCCAACGCGCTAGGATCAGGCGGCGGCGGCGGCGGTGGTGGAGTCGTCGTCCCTCGCATGATTACGG